CAATAGACAATGGATTTATTCGAGACACTAGGCAGCGCCATCATAGGCGACATTGACACAGCACGAGAACGAGCAGACGCTAGAGCAGTCGAGGCGCTACAGGATGAACTATACGAACCTGAATTGAAGGACTATGGTGTCACTGTAGAACTAACTTTGGCATCATATAGCGAAAAAGAGGCCGTACTGCTCGCACAGTCTTTGCTAGAACGTGGGAACAAACGATCAAAAGTTGTCTATGACATAGAGAGAGTAATAGAACTATGAACATATTTTATTTGGACAAATGCCCAACACGGGCAGCGCAACAGCAGTGCGACAAGCATGTGGTTAAGATGATTCTAGAGAGCGCACAGATGCTCTCTACGGCTCACCACGAACATGGGTTCCATGCTGTGCCCTATAGACCAACGCATAAGAACCACCCCAGCACTGTCTGGGCTAGGTCGAGCATGGGCAACTACAGGTGGTTGTACAAGCATTTTAAGGCGCTGTCAGAGGAGTATACAAGGCGCTATGGTAGGGTGCATCTGTCATGGGTAAAGTGTGGAGAACTGCTAAAACAGCCGCCGTGGGGCGTGCCTGATACTGAATTTACACAGCCACCACAGTGTATGCCCGACGAATACAAGCGCGAGTGTTCTATAGAAGCCTATCGATTGTATTATGCAAGCAAAGCTGATACAATTGATATGCGCTGGACTAACGCCAGCAGACAGTTTTTTAATCAACAGGAGATAGCAGCATGAGTAACAGAACTAAATTCGGAAAAACTGTAGACGTAGAAAAGCCTTACGCCACATTTAAGAACGCGCAAGGTTGGGAATGGCGAGTGCTAAAGACATATCAAAGTGTAAAGAAGGAGCGCGCCAATCCTTATGCTCGCTGGTTTGTTGCAGCCAAGTCACCATTGACGTATGATAGCTGGGAATATGGTGATACCTATGCGAAAGAAGTTGAGCAATACGGGCACCTAGTGTCAGCAACTAGTAATTGGTTAGAGGAGTATCTGACAGCATGAGCGATTCATACAGCTATGATATAGACATAACAGACCCCAACGACGTAGAAGACCCTATAGACCGCATGATTAGGGACTTGGTGGACTACAAGCTAAACATGTGCAGCGTGCAGGAGCTACTGGCTATGGCTGGCAGTTGGATGTCACAAGACCTAGAAAACCGACCATTAACTGAGATACAGGAAATTCACGACGGACTGTTTGCACGAAATAAGGAGATGCACTGATGCGATGCAAGGCATGTAATATTATACTGGAGAACCACGAGTTAGCCAGAAAAGACAAGATAACTGGAGAGTATCTGGACTTGTGCAGCACTTGTGCACAGCACAGCAATGATGCACTGTACCGACCAGAGGAGGCAGAAGACTACGGAGATTACGATTTTATACAGGAGGAGCTTGCGTTATAGAAAAAACAGGTGTATAATACTATGGTAATGAACGATAAATTCATTACAACTAACTGTTCAATCGCTAACTATAGGAGACAATAAATGGCGGTAATTGAAGGTAAAGCACAGTTCATCAACGTGAAAGAAACTGAGGTTTTCGAGGGTAAAGACACTGGACGGTATACAGTGACTCTGACTCTCAACGATGAGACCAGCAACGAACTATCCAGCAAGGGTGTCCGCTTGAAGTCTTATGGCGATGGTGACGATGCCATTCTACAGCGAAAGTTCGCTAGTAAGTATCCAGTGCGTGTAATAGACGCTGATGGCGAGCCGTTTGCCGGTGACATTCCATCAGGCTCTACAGTACGCATCTCGTACAAGTACGGGGACGAGCATCCTGTGTACGGTGTACCTGTGTACATGGATGGCATTCGCGTGTTAGAGATGGGTGCGGCTGGTGTTGACGCAGCACTCTAAGTTCATGGGCCACGAGTCGTGCGACCAGTGCGGCTCCTCTGACGCCAAGGCTGTCTACAGCGACGGTGGGAGCTATTGTTTCTCCTGCCACGCTGTAGGCAAGGCCACTGGTAAACCTACAGAACCTACGCCACTGAGGAGAAAATTGGAAGCAACAGGAGTCATTGCGGATATTCCCGATAGACGTATCAGCCAGAACACTTGCAAAAAGTACGGTGTGACAGTTGAGTACGACTCTCAGGGTAAAATATCCAAGCACATCTACCCGTATTACTCCTGCGATACTGATGAGGTCAAAGGCACCAAGGTACGCCTAGTGAAAAACAAAGATTTCTTTGTCACTGGCAGCACTGAGGGTGTCGGCTTGTTTGGTCAGCAGGTGTGCAAGGGTCGCGGTAAGTACCTGACGATTACTGAGGGTGAACTGGACTGCCTGTCTGTGTCTGAGATGGTGGGCAACAACTATGATGTCGTGTCGCTGCGCTCTGGCGCTTCTGCGGCTGCTAAGGAAATCAAAGAGCAGCTAGAGTGGCTAGAGGGCTACGACAACATCGTGGTGTGCTTCGATAACGACAAGGCCGGTAAGCAAGCCGTAGAGGATGTCAAAGACCTGTTCAGCCCTAACAAGCTGAAGATTGTCAAGCTGCCTATGAAGGACGCTAGTGACATGCTACAGGCTAATAAGATCAAGGACTTCACCAGTGCATGGTGGGACGCTAAGGTCTATCAGCCCGATGGTATCATCAGCGGTAGCGATACATGGGAAGCACTCACCAGCAAGATAAAGGTGCAGAGCATACCATATCCGTGGCAGGGACTCAACAGCCACACCAAAGGATTCAGACCCTACGAGCTAGTGACGATTACGTCAGGCTCAGGTATGGGCAAGAGTCAGATGGTGCGGGAGCTAGAGTATTACCTGCTCAATGCCACTGAGGACAACATAGGCATCCTAGCGTTGGAGGAGGACATTGCTCGTACTGCTCTTGGCATCATGTCAATAGCGGCAGACTGTCCCCTGCACCTAGAGGAAGACCTAGACCCTGAAGCTGCCTTCCCTTTCTGGGAGGAGACTATGGGCACTGGGCGGTACTACCTGTTCGACCACTGGGGCAGCACTAGCGAAGACAATCTGTTGGCTCGCGTGCGCTACATGGCAAAAGCGTTAGACTGCAAGTGGATTATTCTAGACCACCTGTCCATTGTCGTATCAGCGCAGGAGAATGGTGACGAGCGTAAAGCTATCGACGCTATTATGACCAAGCTACGGTCACTGGTGCAGGAGCTAGGCATTGGTCTGTTCCTCGTGTCACACCTGAGACGTACACAGGGTAAGGCACACGAGGACGGTGGGCAGATAAGCCTGAGTGAGCTACGCGGCTCTCAGTCCATTGCACAGTTGTCCGACATGGTGATTGGCTTGGAGAGAGACCAGCAGAACGATAGAGAGGAGAAGCGCAACACCACCACAGTGCGTGTCCTGAAGAATCGTTACGCTGGGTTGACGGGTGCCTGCTGCTGGCTGAAGTACGATAAGGTCACTGGCAGGATGCACGAAACAACAAAACCACAGGAGGAAGCAAATGGCCTCTAGTCCCATCTTTTTAGATGCAGAGACTAATGGTCTGAAGCCCACCAAAGTGTGGGTTGTAGTCACCATGCAGGACGGTGAGCTACAGGAGCATTACGACGCAGAGTCCCTAGAGTACGCTCTGAGAGGTTACGATGACGTAGTAGGTCACAATCTACTGGGTTACGATATACCTGTCCTGAAGCGTCTGTGGGGCATTGAGATAAGCAAAGAGCGTGTTAAGGATACCTTGGTCATGTCACGCCTAGCGAATCCACAGCTAGACGGTGGACACTCTCTGAGGGCATGGGGTGAGAGACTCCAGTTTCCCAAGGGAGACCACAGCGATTGGTCGCAGCTATCGCCTGAGATGGTGGAGTATTGCCGACGTGACGTAGAGGTTACAGCAGCACTCTATAAGAAACTGGAGTGGGACTTACGCAACTTCAGCGAACAGTCTGTAGAGATAGAACATGCAGTGCAGGACATCACGCAGCAACAGGTACGCAACGGATGGCTACTGGACAGCCGTAGAGCTATTGAGTTAGTCGCTACGCTACGCGAGAAGCTACACGATTTGGAGGATGCCGTACAGGAAGCCTTCAGACCGCTACCGACATTTGTAAAGGAGATACAGCCAAAAGTAAAAAAGGATGGAGCCATCTCTGTCGTAGGTTTAAAGTTCTTGGGAGACTCTTGGGAGACCGTGGGCGGCCCTTTTTCTAGAGTAGACTACCCTGAGTTTAACTTAGGGTCTAGACAGCAGATTGGCAGATATTTACAACACTATGGCTGGAAGCCCTGTAAGTTCACAGAAACTGGACAGGCAATTGTAGACGAGAAGGTGCTTGCGGGTATTCAGGGCATCCCCCAGGCTGCTTTGATATCAGAGTACCTAATGGTGCAGAAGCGCATCGCACAGGTACAATCGTGGATAGACGCAGTAGATGAGGACACAGGACGTGTGCATGGTCAGGTCAACACTAACGGTGCAGTAACCGGCAGGATGACACACGCCAAGCCTAATCTAGCGCAAGTACCGGCATCACGAGCGCCCTACGGAGAGGAGTGCCGACGATGCTGGACTGTTCCTGAAGGATATAAACTTGTGGGTTTTGACGCTAGTGGCCTAGAGCTACGGATGCTGGCTCACTACATGGACGATGAGGACTACACAAATGAAGTCATTGGAGGAGACATACACACTGCTAACCAGCAGCTTGCGGGACTTGAATCAAGAGATCAGGCGAAAACTTTCATCTACGCACTGTTGTACGGAGCAGGAGATGCGAAACTTGGTGCGGTGGCACAGGGAGGCGCAGGTGCTGGTAGACTGCTTAGAGAACGATTTATGTCTAATCTCCCAGCATATGCAGCTCTTAAAGGAAGAGTTACACAGCAGGCAGCACGCGGTTGGGTCGATGGACTAGACGGCAGGAGACTCTGGATTCGCTCTGAACACGCAGCACTTAACACTCTATTGCAGAGTGCCGGTGCATTAGTTATGAAACAAGCCTTGATTACTCTGGATAAGTATGCTAAACTATGGGGTATGGATTATAAAATCGTAGGTAACATCCACGATGAAATCCAATCCGAAGTCCCAGCATCACAAGCAGAGAAGTTTGGGCGGCTTGCAGTCTCTTGTCTAGAGGCAGCAGGTATACATTTTAACCTAAACTGCAAACTTGCAGGGGAGTATCAAATTGGAACTAGCTGGGCAGAAACGCATTAGAACTATGGGATTCTACGAGAGAAAAGACGGTAAGTACAAATGGAACAACCCTCTAACCAAGAAAAAAGAAAACGCCTTGCGTATGTGGGTAGACGGGAAGTACGTCCCTAAATCACACCCGCTACACAAGCCGGGACGCTACAAGTCCTTCGGGGATGCAGCTTTCAGTTCTTTGAAAAACTATGAGAGCGCTAAGCAAGGTCAGGTCTACATTATAGTAAACCCAGCATTTCC